AACAAAACGATCCTTGCGCTTATCTTCCATGGGGTACCTCCTAGTTTTTCTTTTTCTTCTTAGGTTCAAGGCGCAGATGGACATCAATGTGATATCCACTCTGGACTGCCTTGACGATTTTGAATGTAGAGTTTCGCTGCAACAGGAATTCATTCTCGCTGCCATAATGGGAAACAGGTGCAACATATGCCCCTCGACCGGTACCGGCAGGGACTGTGATGACGAATCTGTAATCGCCACCAAACTGCGCACCCTCTGAAGCCGATGTGGACATAAATCCTTTATCAGTCAGTCTTGCACCGGCCCGCGCCATGGCGTTGATCTCATCTACGGTTTTGTTGCCGCCGAAGATCGCGCCGCTGGCACCACGGAATACCGTCAGGCTTTTCTTGAGCTTGAACTTATCAAGGGCATCTGTAATGTTAGCGATTGTTTCCTGCATCCGCGGCGATGCATTGTGTAGGCCCGATATGCGTAGGGCATCATTGATGTCTTCATATGCGCTGCCCGTGTAATACCGGACTGCCGACAACTGGTTCGGTAATAGATTGCTGCGCCAGTCCGGAAACATGCCGTTGGTCTGGTTCACTCCGAAAAAAGACTCCGACTTACTGGCATCCGTGGTTTTGAAGGCGCGACCGCCTCGACCTCCCATCCAGCATCACCTCAGTTTCCTGAGCCGCTGCTGATGGGCAGGGATCGGAATAATGTTTCCTGCGCACCACTCGGGGATCGAACCATGAAAAAAGATGGTGGCAGGTTTCAGCCGCGCCATCATCTCTTCATAACCCTGTCGGAATAGGCGCTTGCTCTCTGCATCCATCTGTGTCCCCACAGAGGATATCGCAACAGCGCCGCCAACAGGCTCACCGTCAAAACACCAGTCATAGCTGCTTTCATCGCTCCAGGAGATGCTGGGAATGACTGTCATGCCATGTTCTTGCCAGTATCGACCCAGCCAGTGCTTACGGTAATGATTGTACAGTTGTACAGGGAAAGGGAAATCAATATAGAGCGAAAAATCGGGTGTACAAACACACTTGAACTTTTCGAGCATGGGCATATAGAGCTCAACACCGGTCCATACGCGAAAAAACTGATAGTCGCTGAGAAAGAAATGGACGGCTTTATCGCCCGGATTATCGCAGCGTTTCGCCTGATTAAAGCCAATAAACTCGGCAGAATCAAGCATTACCGGTGCAATTTCGGGGATATTGTAGCGTCCAACGCCACCATACACAGCTTTATCCAGATTCTCGCAGTTTCTCATCCACCATAGCATCCTGTGCCTCCTTCATTTTCAGATAATCAAAAGCCCACGGTCATCGTAGACGGAACCACCAGCGCCCTGGTTCTTCATGGCACGATCCAGCGCCATGACCAGAGCAACTGCTCCGTCCACCTTTTCCGTGGACTTTTCCTTATCGATTTTGAGATTACCCGCAGGGTCAGTGCGGACAAAAGCATTATCCATGTTCCACCGAAGAACAGGATGACCACCATGGGCAAGCTTCTTTTCCAGAACGATTCGCATCAGTTCCTTAGTCGGCGGACTCATATCTTTAAAGCCCTGGCCAAAGGGGACCATCGTAAAGCCGTCCCCCTGCAGATTTTGAACCATCATACTGGCATTCCAGCGGTCATAAGCGATTTCACGAATGTTGTATCGCTCATTCAACTGGCAGATAAACTGCTCAATAAACCCATAATGAACGACATTACCTTCAGTCGTTTTGATATGCCCCTGCCTCTCCCACACATCATACATAACGTGATCACGTCGGACGCGGAGAGGAAGTGTGTCTTCAGGGAGCCAGAAGAATGGGAGAACAATGTATGGCTCGTCTTCTGAGGTAGGAGGAAAAACCAGAACCAATGTAGTCAGGTCGCTAGTCGATGAAAGGTCTAGCCCCGCATAACAGGCACGACCTTCCAGCTCATAGGGGTCTACATACCCGGCGCAGTCATCCCACTTATCCATTGGCATCCATCGTACCGACTGCTTAACCCACTGATTCAAGCGTAGCTGACGGAACATATTCTCGTCCGCAGGAGTTTCCAGCGCCTTTCTGAAGGCATCTCGCACCTTATCAATGGCGATGGTATACCCCAGAGAGGGGTTAGCCTGGTACCAGTTTTTTTCGTCTGTCCAGTCTGCGTTATCGGGCAAGCCGAAGATGACAGGGTAAAACCGGGGGTCCCGTTTTCTGCCTTCCAGGATATCCAGCGCCTTCTGATGTACTTCCCAACAAATGCTGTTTCTGTCAGTCCCAGCGGTGGTCAGGAAAAACCATAAAGGCTGCTTACGAGCATCACCAGATCCCTGTGTCATAACGTCATAAAGAGCACGGGTAGGCTGGGTATGCAACTCATCAAAGATACATGCACTTACGTTCAAACCATGCTTCGTTGCAACTTCACTGGACAAAACCTGATAAATGCTGCCCGTGGGCTCGTATACCATGCGTTTGACAGAGGGGATGATCTTGATGCGCTTGCTGAGTGTCGGATTCTGTCGAACCATGTCGACTGCTACATCAAATACAATAGCAGCCTGCTGGCGATCCGAAGCACAAGAGTAAACCTCCGCTTTCCATTCGCTGTCGTTCACCAGCATATTCAGAGCAATTGCGGCACCCAGTTCGCTTTTGCCCTGCTTTTTAGGTATTTCTATGTATGCCGTCGTGTATTGACGCTTGGTAGGATCATCATCATCCACCGTGCCAAAGACATCACGCACTATTTTCTCCTGCCAAGGTAGCAGTGTGAAGGGCTTACCATGGAATTCGCCCTTGGTGTGCTTCAGGCACTCGATAAACCGCACCACACGATCGGCTTTCTGCTGATCATATGCCATTACCAGCCTCCGTTCAGCAGCGCTTCCATCGGATCATCTGCTGACCCAGCATTGCCGCCATCCGCAATGATACGAGAGCGAGTTGCTGGCGTCAGGCCGAATTCAGAGCAAAACGACTGCATGATTTTCAGATTCTGCTGTGCAATGGAGACCTGCGGAACCTGCTGTACATAACCGGAGGGTGTTTGGAAGATGGAACCATGCTGCGAGATAAACTCCTCCGCTTCTTTCCAACGGGCATATGCCTGGCAATAACCAGCGAAGGCTGTCAGATCTGCAGTAGTCAGGACACCCATAGCTTCCAGCGAAGGGCCTAAGCGCTTCCATTCCTTTTTAGCTTCATCTTCAAGCCAGTCAGGGCATTTGATCTTACCCTTGGGCGGGATTGGTTCACGATCGTTCAGAGGACGCTTTCCCGGGTTCCCCTCGAGCATTTTCAAGGCAGTCGGCTTGGGTTTTCTTCCTCTGGTAGCCATCAGTATCACCTCCATTCTGCAGTATTTTCTGTAGTTCTTGCTTAGTCGGATACCGTTTGCAACTCCCGTGTTGTTCAGGGCACCACATCAGATGCTCACACTGGGGCATCAATTCTGATGCGAATCTGGGAGAAACATCAGCAATGGCTGCTTGCATTTTGAACGCAATCTCGCGAATGAACTCCTGTGCCCTCACACACATCCGTTTGTGGCAGAAATGAATCAGCGCTTCAGGTGTAAAACCCATGACCAGCTCGCTCGTTGTTGCCCGGGGAAGAACGAAGTTTGCATCTTGAGTGGCCTGCTTTGCGTTGCAACCACCATCTTCAAGAAGCTGTTTGATCACACTGCGCTTTTCGTTTATGTGATTCATCAACGCCTCGTATTCTGCCAGCGCAGAAGCGTTACGACGGATGGTAGCGGGGGTCTCCCACTCGAAGCCCGACTTATCGATGTATCGAAAAGAGGCACAGTTTTTTACTACCTGATCTGCCGGAATACTGGTTACGGTATCCATTGCATCTTGGAATCTGTAGTTATCCTGAAAAGCATACGGAACATCTGTGCCAATCTCATGACGCATGCATTGTTCTGCGGTTCCGCGATCCAAGCCTGTGATTCTGAATTTGATGTACTCACAGCGGCTCCCGCTCATGTGACCACTTCGTTGGCACGAAATACCCACACGTTTTGCATGCTTTTCAGGAGTGTCATAACAGACACAAGCAAACTGGCCATGCTTCTCGTATAATGCCTTTACATCATCCGGATTGAGCAATGTTACAGTGATCATTCCTGGCCTCCCTGCTTCTGAGGAACAACCGCCGCATAGGGGAGTTTCTCGCCATTTCGCAGCACCCAGATATCTGACGTGTCCTGCCGATATACTGCATACCGTTCAACAATCACGCTGGCATATCGGGGGTCAAGCTCCATCGTACGACAAATACGGTCCGTTTCTGCACAAGCGATAAGTGTACTACCAGAACCGCCAAACAGATCCAGCACCACAGCGTTTGGTGCGGAGCTATTCTTGATAGGGTAAGCCAGAAGCGGGATAGGCTTCATAGTCGGGTGTTCCTTATTGCGCTTCGGTTTGTCAAAATTCCAGATGGTTGTTTGCTTGCGATCTGCGAACCAGCGATGTTTGCCATTGGGCATCCAGCCGAACAGAACAGGTTCATGCTGCCACTGATAGGGTGAACGACCAAGCACCAGGGAGTTCTTGACCCAGATACATACACCTGAAATATGGAATCCAGCCTCTTTGAAAGCACGTCGGAAGTTTAACCCTTCTGTATCCGCATGAAAGATGTATGCAGAACCGCCTTCTGCCATATAAGAAGCCATATTCCGAAATGCTGCAAGCAAGAACTGATAGAACTTCTCGTCAGCCATGCTGTCATTCTGAATCGATTTTCCATCTGCAGATTCATAGGCCACATTATAAGGCGGGTCGGTGATTACCAGATTAGCTTTTACGTCCTCCATCAGCCGCGCTACATCATCAGCGTTGGTGCTGTCACCGCATACCATTCGGTGGTTTCCAAGCATCCATACATCGCCAGGCTGAACAAAAGGCTGGACTTCATCAGGGTCAATATCGCAGTCATCATCTTTGACATCTTTATCATGAACCTTTGAGAAGAGGTCATCAACTTCTGCCGCATCGAAGCCAGTTGCGCCCAGGTCATAACCAGAAAGCTGGAGATCAGCCATCAGCTCCGCCAGTGCCTTCGGCTCCCATTCACCGACAGCTTTATTTAGTGCAATGTTGAGCGCCTTTTCGTCCTGCGGATTCTCAATGTGCACAACAACACAGTCGATGGCAGTAGCGCCATCCGCGACAAGCACCTTATACCGCTGATGACCACCAACAATATTGCCAGTGACTTCATTCCAGATGACCGGGTCGACATAGCCAAAGTCATTCAGACTTCGCTTGATCTTTTCGTACGCGGGATCACCAGGTTTCAGGTCTTTTCGCGGGTTGTATTTTGCGGGCTTCAACCTGTCAACCGGGATTCTTTGCAGGTTCATTTCAGTATTCATGGCTGACCTCCTTGGGTGATAACAATATTTCTTCAGGCCGCTTATCAGAGCGGCTTTTTGTGTCCTTTGATAAGTGGATACCCCCACCCCCGAATTTCGCGAAAATTCACGCGAGAGTGGGGCGCGGTCGCTTAGGATAGGCCCCCAGAGATTCGATCCCCCCTCCCGGGCACACCACTTTCGCCGGGTGAAGTGCCCGACGGGGCCGGTTCTGGGGCACCCGGGGGGCCGGGGTGTACCGGGGCGCGGTGGGGGCGGCAGCCGGGGGCGAAGGGGGTGTGCCGGGTGGCGCAGGCTGGGGACCCGGGCGGCGGGGTGTGCCGGGCGGCGGGCTGGGGACCTGCAGCCGGGGCGGGGGCCTTCCGGGGCGGCTTTTCGCGGCGCGGCGCGGGCGGGGGCGCAGCCTGGCCACACGGGGCCTTTCCCAGGCGGCAGCCCCTTTTCCCGGGCGCGGGGCCGGGGGCGGCACGTGGGGCCTTTACGGCCCGGACACGGGCAAAACGCGGGGGGCGGGCGGCCTACCAGGGGCCTTTCCCGGGCGGCGGGGGCGGGCAGAAGGGGGCGGGCACGGCGGGCGATCCGGGCGGCGCGGCGCAAAAACACTGGGGATCGGGGGCCGAAAAGCTACACAAACCCCGTATCTTCCAGAAGCTTTGGCAGCCGATCCCGGAAGGGGTTCGCGTACGCGCTATATTAAGGAAGCCGTTTTTCCGGCGGCCGTTTTTTGTGTAGTAAGAGCTTATTTGGGGCGAAAACATTGTGCTTTCGGTCGGGTTGCTATTTGGGGCGAAAAGAGTGATGTATGTGTCACGCCGCGGGGCAAGGCCCCCGGGAGCCGCGGGCGGGAAAAGCCGCCGGGCAAAGGAGCCCCCATGAAAAACCAGACTTTCGGCATCGAGATTGAAACAACGGGTCTCGGGCGCAGAGGCACAGCCCAGGCCATCGCGGCCTTCTTCGGAACGACCGCCCGGTACATCGGAGCCCACCTCGACAACTGGGAGGTGCCGATGCCGGACGGGCGGCATTGGACGGTCGAAAGCGATGCCTCGGTGACCAACCCCAGCGCGGAGGTGGTCAGCCCGGTGTGCCGCTGGGAGGACATCGAGATGGTGCAGGCGGTGGTCAGGCACCTCCGGAACGCCGGGGCCAAGGTTGACGGCTCCTGCGGCATCCACATCCACGTCGGCCTCGGGGCACACACCCCGCAAAGCCTGCGGCGGCTGGTCAACCTGGTCAATGCCAAGGAAGACCTCCTGACACAGGCCTTGGGCATCACCCCGGAACGCCGGGCCCAATGGTGCCAGCCGGTTTCGCCCCGATTCCTCGAGGCGGTCAACAAGGCCAAGCCCACCACCATGGACGGCTTCGCGGAGATTTGGTACCGACACAGTGGCGGCAGCAGCGGAAACTGGCGAGTGTGCGCCCTGCACCACTACGACCACAGCCGCTACCACCTGCTCAACCTCCACGCCACCTTCTCCACGGAGCGCCCGGCGCACACCATCGAGTTCCGCGCCTTCAACGGCACACTCCACGCCGGGAAGATCAAGGCCTACATCCAACTGTGCCTCGCGATAAGCGCCCAGGCCCTGAACACCAAGGCCGCAAGCGCCACCCGCCCGGTCACGGACAACCCGAAGTACACCTTCCGATGCTGGCTCCTCCGCCTGGGCTTCATCGGCGACGAGTTTGAAACCGCCCGGACACACCTCCTGGCCAACCTGCCCGGCAACGCCGCCTGGCGGCAGGCCTCCTAAACCCGCCTGACGATGACCCTTGGCAAGGGTCGAAACCCCGCAAGGGGTCGCGGGAGCCAAGCTCCTAAATCAAGCAAGGAGGTACACCTATGTACGAGCACACCTACTGGAACCGGAACGGCGAGGCACAGGCCAAGTACGACGCGATGGAGGCCGCTGGCTTCCGGTACACCCAAGCCACGCACACCCTCTTCCACGCCTACTACCGCTACCACAACGACGGTGACCTGCCCGGCTGGGCGCGGAGCCGCTGGGACATCACCCGGTACACTTTCGAATTCGGAAGCAGGCAGCGTGTGCTCACCGAGGCAGGCGAGGCCGAGTTCGAACGCCGGATCACCGAAAGGATCGAAATCGAGCACGCCCGCTTCCTGCGGACGCACACCCTGGCCTGACACAGCTACCAAATCAAGGAGGAACACATCATGAAGACCATCACCCTGACACACAAGCTCTCCGACTTGGGCGCCTTCCTACGAGGTACAGATGCTGACGAAATCATCGCCCGAACCACGTACATCCCGGGCGGCTGGCACGAGGCGGAATTCGAGGCACACCGCGCTGGCTTCCAAATCAGCCGCTTCCTCAACGAGGAGTACCTGCGCAACCACACCTTTGCGGAATGCTACCGCCTGATCCGCCGCTGACACAGTTTTCAAATCAAGAAGGAGGTACACACCATGTACGAAGATTCCGAAATCATGAGCGAAGAAGAGGTCGTTTCCAACCTGATCGCCCTGCTGCACGGCGAGGCCATCGAAGACACCATGCTCGACGGGAGCCGGGCAACCACCTTTTCCGACGGCGGCTACCTTACCCGCGACGAAGGCTTTGTCCTTTACACACCGGACGGATCCAAATTCCAGATCACGGTCAGACAGGTGTGACCGGCGGCTTCCAAATCAACCCGCCTGACGATGACCTTTGGCACAGGTCGAAACCCCGCAAGGGGTCGCGGGAGCCAGAGCTTCCAAATCAAGCAAGGAGGACACACACATGCCCAGCATCACCTACTTCATCCGCTTCACCCTGCGCGATCCGAAACCCGGCGTTCCTTACGAGGAACAGGAACACCTGAACCTTGCGGATGCTTTCGAAGCCTTCCGCCTCTTCGCCGAAGCCGACAGCCGCTGGATGTACACCCATATCGAGCTGACCGAGTACAACTGGGAAGAGTGTACCGACACCCCGATCGCCACCATGACCTTCAACGCCTGACAGCTTTCAAATCAAGGAGGACAAACACATGGCAAAACTGGATCTGGACACCTGCATGGACATCTTCGACTGGTTCGATGACAACACATTCGAATACATCAACCACATCATGCTCAGCAAGGTCGATGGGGAGGCCAGGGTCAAGGGCGCAATGCCCGAGATCCGCAAGCGGGCCAGGTGGCTGCTGAAACTCCATCGCGGCACAGACGGTGCCTACCCGGAGCAGCTTTTGAATCAACCCGCCTGACGATGACCCTTTGGCAAGGGTCGAAACCCCGCAAGGGGTCGCGGGAGCCAACGCTCCTAAATCAACACAAGGAGGAACACAACATGACCCCTGAACAGAAAAAGATTTACTTCGCTGCCTACCATGCAGCCATCGAGGCTCTCGAATCAACAGTTGCCTACCGCGAACACCGAACCGCAGGTGCAAAGCGACGCGCTGATGCTGCCAGTGCCGCAGCAGGTCAGGCTGCCGGTGCCGCATCCAAAGCGAAGTCCGAATTAGAATACGGCGAGGCCTACGAGCGGCTCGAGGAAGCAGCTTGCTGCGCGGAGCTGGTCTGGCGTACCCTGACACAGAACATTTGCACTCGGATGAATAGACATGACTACAGGAAGTGGGCGGACAAAATTCGCGCCAACCTGGCATCGGCAGAAAGCTCTCAAATCAACGAGGGTAAAAAATAAAAGCCGAGCGGGCACACATACCGCTTGACTTTCCGGGCATTTAGAGTGATGAATACCATCACCGCGAACGCAAAGGAGGATCAGGATGCGCGAACGCTACGAAATCATGAAGGCCATGAATACTCTGATCATGGCCCTGAACAATGAGGATGCCTACATGGAATGGATCCTGACGGTTCCTGATCAGGCCAGCGATGATGACCTAATGGATATCGCCACGGATGATGAGCTCTTCGCCGATGCCTGCACGGCTTTCAAATCGGCTATGCGCGACTACAGCGAAGACGGTTTCTACATCGACAAACGAGTCTGGTGACACAGGCTTTCAAATCAAGGAGGAAGATACATGAAGTACATTGCTTACGGTTCCAACATGGTTGAAGAACAGATGGCACATCGCTGCCCGAATGCGCGGCTGATCGGCATGGGATACCTGCCCAATCACCGGCTGGAGTTTTACCTCCACGCCACCGTCGAACGCTCCAAGGCAAAGGGGCCGGGAGTGCCGGTTGCGGTGTGGGAGATCGACGAGGAAGATGAAAAGAGCCTCGACCGCTACGAGGGCTACCCCAACTACTACATCAAGCGCCGCAAGAAGGTGAGGATGAACGACGGCTCTGAAATCGAGGGCATGATCTACCTGATGAACCTGATCCGGCCTTACCCCCCGTACCGCCAGTACTACCTGGGCATCCGCGAGGCATACGAAAAGCTGGGCATGGGGCACGAAGTTAGCCGGGTGCTGGTACCTGCCCTTTACCGGAGCCATGCACGAACGGAACGCTGCCAGTATAGGTAAGGCCTTCAGCCGAACGCCGCTTCCAAATCGGGAGCGGCCTTTTTCTTTGCCTGTTTTGCCCCGTGTCGGGCCTCCGCATCAATTGGGCTACCAACCCCAGGTCAGTTCCAAACGCGGCACGTGAGGCCAACGTGGCCGAAACGTGGGCAAAGGAAAAGCGCCCCGTTGCTGGGACGCTCCTAAATCAACTAACCATTGCTTACATGATATGCGCTGCCATCTGGATGGTTCCCTCTTCGGTGCTCCAGTAGCGGATTATCACCGCTCCATCAGCCGCGTTGAATTTGGCCTGAAACGGCTCGGGCCATAGTTCAGAAAGCCCGGGACAGTTTTCAAATGCCTCAAGGCGGTATTCCATCGCGGCTTCTGGATCGTCGCGGCATAGCAGGAAGATCCTTTTCAACTCTTCCGTCTGCTTCTGAATCACCAGGGCCAGTACCTCGCTCGCCGGACGCGAGTCGAAATCGGAAGCAGGAATCGCAGGCTGAAATGCATGCCACTGGTGAAGCGGGTAAGCCTGCTTCATGAAAGCCAGCATAGCTTCCGCAGTGCCGCAATCATCACACACATACAGTTCAGCAATCCTGCTGAGAGCATTGGTTGTAACAGGCTTCTTCAGTTCGGTAGAACCGCAACGTGGACACAGCATCCGGCAATCCTGATCTTGCCGCGCTTGCAAATCAAGCAGACGTTTACGTGTTCTTTCAGTCATGGGTATCACCTCCTTCAGCTTTCAAATCAGCCTGTCGAGCGGCCTGACGTTTTGCAGCAAGTTTCTCCTTATGTGCCTGCATACCAGCGTCATCCCTGAAGGCGGCATAGCCCTGAAGATGATCCAGAAAGAAGCTCCGCGCAGCTTTCTGATCAGCTCCACCATACCCAAGTCGCAGGAGGAAAGCCCTAGCCGCATACTTTTCATTCTCGGGTTCATCAATCGCAAGGCGTACCCGCGTTGCCCCCTTCGCCTGCTTGAGAATTCGGTCAATCAGGTCTGAGTAAAATGTCCAGTTCTGAGGCTCGGCTTCAGAATAAGGAGTAGCCAAGGTGAAGGCGCTGGCTGTCAGGTTCATACCCTGGAGCAGTCCGTTCTCAGCGGCCTGAGTTACACGTGCTTCGAAATCTGCAGGGCTCTCTGGAGGCGTTTTGCTCAGTTCCTCAACAAAGTCCCTTGCAATGTGCAGATCGTCCGTCCGCAGCATCTTTCGAATGATGTACTGCTTACTGCAGAGCATCCGCATCAGATTGGTCAGCTGGGAAATCGTCCAGTCGGTAATTTCAAAGGAAATATCCATGCAATACCTATCATTGGAGCGGGACACCATAGCGGGCTGTTTATCCATCGTATCCTCCTCTTCTTGGGGTGTTTCCAGTTCCACGCCTTCGGATGCAAATCCGTTGTCACGCAGAAAAGGAAGCAGCTGGTTAAGGGCTTCAGGCTCTCCAGTAATGGAGCCGTCCCGATTCACGAGGAGCTCACCAATCTGGAAGGCGTAGGTAGGGGTGCGCAAATAGGTGGCAGGCGTAGACAAGTGCTCGGAAATCATCCGAACCATGCTGCGCCGGTCGTCGCATTGTGTGGTAATCGTCATGGTCTGAACCTCCTTTGTTTAGGGTAGTCACATATACGCTCTAAACAAAGAATAAGTCAAGAAGAATATGACGATAAGTGTGTCACTTTTCCCACGGCATCCAACCACGCCAGAAATGCCCCAACGAGGATACATGATTGTAGTCCAAATCACGAAGTCCCAGGAAAGAAATAATACCAGCAGGTGTCAAATCATAGTTCTTGCGAATCCACTTGCGAATATACCAGAGAGGAACACGGTTCGTACCAAAGCAGTCCACATTGACAGACACAGGTTCCTTCACACCGATCGCATAGGCCAGCTGTACTTCACAGCGTTTTGCAAACCTAGACCGCACAATATCCTTTGCGATCTTTCGAGCCATGTATGCCGCAGAACGATCCACCTTCGTGGGATCCTTGCCTGAAAAAGCGCCACCGCCATGTCGACAGACACCGCCATAGGTGTCCGCGATAATCTTCCTTCCGGTGACGCCCGTGTCTGCGAAAGAACCACCAACGACGAACCGACCAGTGGGATTTACCAGTGCTTTGTAATCAGTGTTGAGCTTATGGTGACGGGCTACATCACGCATTACACCTTCAACCAAATGGCGCACATCCTCCAGCGGCACATCTTCACGATGCTGCGTGCTGATCAGGAAGGTATCAATACGCTTCTTCCTGTAATCATATGTCACCTGGCACTTGGCATCCGGTAGCAGAATGGGGTTGTCCAATCGCTTCAGCAGTTCCAGAGCTTCGGTTGCAAGCACATAGGGCAGAGGCAGCATGCACCGGGTCTCGTTAGTCGCATACCCATACATCATGCCCTGGTCGCCTGCGCCATCCTGGTCAACACCCAGTGCAATGTCCGGGCTCTGCTGTGAAATGTGCGTAGTAATCTCATAGTGATCAAACGCATTTTCAAGGCCAATTCGATACAGCACTCGGTTTACCAGTTCCGTATAGTCGGGCGTGTATTTGGACGTGATTTCACCAGCGATGACGATATTGAAGTCTTTAATCAGACACTCAACAGCCACACGGCTCTGGCGATCATGCTGGAGGCAGTCGGTCACAATGGCATCAGAAATCTGATCACAAATCTTATCCGGATGTCCCGCCGACACCTGTTCACAAGTAATAAGCATATCCACACTCCTTGTTTGAAATAGAAAAGGGAGCAGGTCTTCTTTCCTGCCCCCTGAGTTTTTTGCTGATTGTATCATATCATAGAGATACACATGACATCCAGTGACGTCATCTGACAACTTAGGGAACCGGCACACATTTCAAAGCCTGATCATGCAGTCGGTAAATCGTGCGTACGTTATAGCTCATAGCCACAGCGATCTCCTCCCAGGTTCGGAAGCACAAGTACCTCTGCTCCAACAAAGTCTGAAACTCAGTATTTGCTACCCGTTTGATCACAGACACAATCTCGCATTTCAAATCCACGAGCCGATCAATGTCCGCATTGATTTCCTCTTCCAGGGATACGATCTTGCACACAATATCGGACATCCTATGCACATTCGGCGTTGCCGCACCTGGCATATCGGAAATGGTTGCAGTTGCTTTGGTTGCCAGTTCACGCAAGGAGCTGACCTGATCAATCTTGGAATTGATTCGCTGGTCGATTCGGTAAGCCTGCGACAAATAGTCCTTTGCGGTCATTTTATGTACTCCTTTCGCATGTCGATAATCAGCTGATCACCATCCAGGCTGCACAGGATGTGAAACCATCCCGACCTGAAGAATGTCTCAAGCTCTTCCGCATCAAGCTGTGCACTCTTGTTGTCTGGATCAGCAGCCAGTCTTTTGAGGGCAAACCGATAATCGCTTGCTGCAACTTTTACCACAGCCTGCGCAAGATTGAGCCAACCTTGCATGTTGCTGGGGAAGCTATTTGTGTTTTGCATTATGAACCTCCAGGTTAGCCTTCACCGCCGCTATCAGGGCGGATTGTGTTTTATCCTTCTTGTGTAGTGCAGTCATAATCTGCTCATCAATGGTTCCCTGTGTAATGATGTGATGGATAACCACAGTGCTAGCCGTTTGGCCCTGCCGCCATAGACGAGCATTGGTCTGCATATACAGTTCCAATGACCATGTCAGACCGAACCAGATGAGTGTGCTGCCGCCAGCCTGCAGATTCAATCCGTGACCCGCTGAAGCCGGGTGAATCAGGGCAAGTGCGATCTTTCCCGCATTCCAATCAGCAATGTCCCGTGAAGTCTTAATCTCCCGCGCAGAAGGAAATCTGTTCTGAATCCGCTGTAGATCATGCTTGAACCAATAGGCTACCAGCACAGGCTTGCCATTGGCTCCCTCCACCAAATCTTCAAGAGTGTCCAGTTTTCGCTCGTGAATATTGACTACTTGGCGGTCGTCTGCATACACGGCACCATTCGCCATTTGGCAGAGCTTATTGGATAGGGCTGCTGCGTTGCCCGCATCAATCTCCTGGTCACCGATCTCAACCACCAAATCATGGCGGAGGCATTCATATGTGTCCTGCTCTTTCCTGGACAGTGAGACCAGCACCTGGTTCATGACACACTCTGGCATGCGGAGATGATCCGTAGCTTTCATTGAAATGGTGATATCGCCGATACGCCTGTAGATTTCAGCCTCTGCTCCGGGACGCGGCTTATAGGAAAACACCATCTGCTGACTCCGGCGGTCAGGCACAAAGAATTCATCCCGGTAGTGGGTGATGAATCGTCCAAGTCGTTTACCCATATCCAGCACACGAAACTCAGCCCATAGGTCCATGAGACCGTTGCTGGAGGGTGTGCCTGTCAACCCCACAATCCTTTTCACATTCGGACGTACCTTCATCAGGCTGCGGAAACGCTTAGCCTGGTACGATTTGAAGGATGATAGTTCATCAATCACCACCATATCGTAGTCAAATGGCATACCGCTTTCCTCCACCAGCCATTGCACATTCTCACGATTGATGATCGTAACCATCGCTTGTCTTTTCAGGGCTAACATTCGCTCTGTTTCAGTTCCTACCGCCACCGCATAGGTAAGGCCCTTCAAGTGATCCCACTTCTGAATCTCCGCTGGCCAGGTATCTCGTGCGACGCGGAGAGGGCCAATAACCAGAACCTTTCTGACCTCGAAGCGGTTCAGGCACAGTTCCTGGATGGCAGTCAGGGTGATTACACTCTTGCCCAGACCCATATCCAGCAGAACCGCTGCGATTGGGTGTGTCAGAATGAAGTCGGTGGCATAGCGCTGGTAGTCATGGGGTGTGTATCTCATCAAGTACACCCCCAATCTGTTCTGGCTGGTCAATGCAGCACACTGAAAAGCCTAGCGCCTCCAGCTGTCTTTTTCGCTTTGCTTGCAGGGGGCGGAGGGTGTGTCCTGGCGCTTTGGTCTCTACGAAGAACACCCTACCACCAGCCATCAGGATTAGGCGATCTGGTGCGCCCGCCCATCCGGGTGAAACAAGCTTGAGTGCCAGACCACCACGATTCCTGACTGCCCTGACCAGCTGTTGTTCTATCTCTTTTTCTCTCACAACTCACACCTCATTTCAGTTGGTGTGGAAGTCGTGGAGGTTGTAGACTAAAACCTCTCTATATAGAATTTTGAATGTATATTTTCCTTAAGAGACTTTTTATATCATGACCTCCACGACTTCCACACTTTGCTGTATCTCAGCTCAGAAAGTCAGGAATATCAACGGGTTCAGGCTCAAAGTCATCTTCCCGCAGGCGCACTCCGGCGATCATGTTTGCCGAGCGTGTGCGCACCCTCCGATACCCCTCAGTTTCCAGGGCTTTGTAGAAATCGGTTGTGCTGCGCGTGTACTCGTTGCTTTCCGCACAGTGATTTCGGTACGCACGATACAGGTCACCAGACTTGACAGCATACCCATCACCAATCTCACAACGTTCAGACATGAACATGCCCAGCCAATCATTCTGCTCCCTGTATTCCTGAATCGCCTGCTGCACCACAACAGGCAGTTCCATCTTGAAACCTGCGTCGATTGCCATCTTGGCTCCCTCGATCATCCATTTCATGATGGCACCGCCAGCGTTCTGGAACAGGTAATCCGCGTAGTTCTTGATGTCGCTGTTGCCTTCAATCTTGGCATTAAAGGGAATCACAATCAGACGCCGCCAGATACCTGTATCCATTGCTCCGATCTTGGGCAGGTGGTTAGTATAGAGAACCAGCGTGTGACTGGGAGTGAAAGAGAAAGGATCCTTGTACTTCTTCTCAGCAAACACATTGTCGGTGGAGGTCAACTGTTTTACGGTGGAGGTGTTCAGACGCATGCCTTCCTCCATTTCCGCAGCTATCAGCAGCCGCTTTCCACGAGCTTCTGCCATCTCCGGCTTTACATTACGCTTGCACTGTACCGTCAGAGAATCAGCAGAAATGTTGCCGCTGTACGAGCCCATGATTCTGGAAATCGTGTTCCAGAAGGTTGACTTGCCATTACGGCCATCTCCATAGGCAATGATCATTGCTTCCAGAAAGACCTGACCGACACATACGATGCCTGCAACACACTGAACATAGTGAATGAGATCCCGGTCGCCGCAAAAGAAGGTATCGAGTGCTTCCTGCCAGATTTCCATCCCCGCATCATCCGGCGACTTGCTGGTCATGCGTGTAATGAAATCCTCAGGATCATGAGGACGCGCACCCGCCAGCCCCTTGCGCAGGTCATATGTTGCCTCAGGGGTACACAGCAGGTACCAGTTACGGTCCAGCAGAGCCGGGTCCACCTCCAGCACGGGCTGTGCTTCTTTCAGCGTTGCAGTCACATACTTACTGTCTCGGCGCTGCAGTGCATATGCCTTATAATCAGTCGCCTCGGCATAACGGGTGTATGCCTGGCGCTGCTCGGGGCTCATCAGAGCGATTGCCTTCTTCTTGGGGTTGAGTGCAATAACGTCGGCGGCACCAGTAGATTCATAGGCAGGTTGACGCTCCTGAATGGCTTTTTCAGCTTCCTCCAGCTGGAGGTCAGTCAGTTCATGCGCCACAGCACGGGAGCCGGGTTTTGTTTCCTGCCAGCAAGCTCCGTCGTATCGGATAAAGTCAGTGGCGGGAGAGTAACGAAGTTTGTCCGAGAAAAACTTGCCCAGCAACCGCGCCTGACCAACGTCAGTATTATCCGTCGGTGCATAACGGAAGCCAGGCATGCCGTACTGGTCAGCAGGCACATAGTCTTCCTGCTGTGCAATCCTGCTGAAGAAGCCGAGTGCGCTACGCCAAATCGTATCCAGTTCGCTGTCTTCCAGCGGGGGCACACACCGTTCAGCCTTCCTCAGGAACTGCTGGTATGCCTCATCTGTGTTTCCAAGGCGCTTGAGTACCTTGCCTGCATAGTGTGACAGTGTGGCATTTCGGCTACCTTCTGGAATTGTCGGCTCCTCAAACTGTGCCTTCTCCCAGGCATCGTCCTGAATCATGTCCAGTGCATAGTCTTCAATAAACTCAGAAAGGTTCTTTGTACCGGGTACAATCTCCACCTGCGGTTCTGCTGTTCCGTAAAAGAAGCGGGCAGAGTCCAGCGCCTTTTCGTCGAAATACGGGAAATGCTGCTGGAGAAGCACCTTGATGCGTTTGTACTCTTCAGCATCTGTCTGGCGGTCAATGGGAATGAACACGTGGAATTTGGGGCGTGGTGCCTTTCCGCCCTTTGGTTTCATATGGTTACGACTGTAGTGGATTGCCAGGAAAACATCAGGGAGAGCCTGGGCAAGGTGTGCCGGTGTTACCCAGTCATCGGGATTTTCGGAATGCGTGTTATCACACTCAAGGGCAAGGCAGTCCGACTGAACAAAGTTCTGGTTGCTTCGGCGTCCACCGGCATATTCCGCACACACATAGTCTTTGCTGACCGCCTCCTGTAGGGTTGCAGTGCCGGTAACATGCACGGCATTCGGATACAGACAGTTACTTGGATTGCCCAGACAGTTGGCTTGGTACAGAGTGAAACTCAGATTCCGCTGCATGCTGCAACCTCCTTGCATTCAGTATCGAAGTACCTGATTGGCTTGTCTCGCGACAGCGCATAGTTGATCTCTGCTGTCATGCCTTCTGTGATGTTCTTGCCGAACACCCATACCTCGGCGCACTTGGATAGCACTGCAATGTCCATGAACATGGCGAGGTCTCGCTCCTCGGGATCCCCATCGTTCATGAATTGCGGGAACAGTAGGTGTGGGGCAAGTGGAATGCAATGCTGGTCAACAGCGAACCGGCAGTATTTGCGGGCGTTTTGCTTGTTGCCACTGATGTCACCAGAATACGGAGAACAGACATACACAATGGGGCGGAATCGTTCTTTGCGCTGCTCCCGCTCCACTGCTGTCAGTGCCTCATATGTAGTCGGATCATAGTACCCCTCGTGGTTGAATCGACTGATGCTCATGCCGAACCACCACCTGGGTCTAGGAAGAAAAGAAAGTGTTGTTTCATCGTTTACCTCCTGTGAAGTAGAATTAGGGGATCCACTTTCCACAGGACACAAACGCCAGTTTTGATAACCAAAAATCAAAAACTCCGCGAAAAAGCGGAGATAAAAGCGGAAATACTCTTGGAATCCTTGTAATGTACTTGTTGAGTTGGAGACAAGCATGATATAATAGATAAATCGCATAACACAAGGAGGAAGCTATGCCCGTTCCTTTCAGATCGATCCCGATTGTGCAGCTTCTTCATCATGAGGCCGCATATCAACTCATCAACATCTCTGGGCGTCTTCAATACGATGATTGGAATATCCTTGATTTTGAAAAAGGTATTCTAGGTTGTGATGGCCGACACTACTACTGCACAAATGAAGAGGAGCAAGAGCTGTTGCGCCCGCTACTCGTTCTCGATCATATTATGCCATTCCTACGCTTTAAGGAAGCAGGACAGCACTATGGATATGAGTTGTTCCTGTCGTTTCCCAAGTGGCACCTGCGGGGTGACCCCTTCTTTTGGGCGTATGCAGCACGCTGCTTTACTTACGATAAACTTCCGATGGATCCTGAAGCATTTTCCAA